GAAATCTATGAAGTGATAGATTAGGGTGCTAAATAAAGATATATTTGCCGTATAAGAGTGCCTGTCCAACGCATAAGTAGGTCATTTAAGGATATAAGCATGTCCTTTCAGGTTAATCCGTTAACTGATGACCTTATTGCGATTAAAAATCAGACTGCTATAGCCCGTTCTATTCGCAATCTAGTGCTTACTTCGCCTGGAGAGCGATTTTTTAATAATGATTTAGGTTCAAGAGTAAATGAATTACTATTTGAAAATGTTGATGACATTACGGCATCATCAGTAAAGAGTGAAATTGAAAATACAATCGAAAATTATGAACCTAGAGTTAAATTATTGTCTACAAGAGTATCTGCCAATCCTGATGCATATGAATTTGATGTTACTATTCGTTATGAAATAGTTGGAATAGAGGCAGAACCACAACAGTTATCATTCGCATTACAGCCAACAAGATAATGCCCCTAGTTAATTTCGCAAATCTGGACTTTGACCAGATAAAAACATCAATTAAAGATTACCTTCGATCTAATTCCAATTTTACGGATTATGATTTTGACGGATCTAACCTGTCAACCATTATTGATGTCCTTGCATACAATACATATATCACTTCATACAATGCCAATATGGTATCGAATGAAGTTTTTATCGATAGTGCAACATTAAGAGAGAATGTTGTTTCATTGGCAAATAATATTGGATATACTCCTCAGTCTAAAAGAGCATCACAAGCTAATATTTCCTTTTTTGTTGATACAAGTAACTATGTAGATGTACCACAGACAATAACTTTGAATAAAGGTATAGTTGCATCATCAAATGCCTTTGCAAATGAGAGTTATACCTTTGCAGTGCTTGATGATATTACAGTTCCAGTCTCAGGTAGTGAAGCAACGTTTAATAATATTCCTATTTACGAGGGAATTTACCTTACACAAACATTTGTAGTAAATTCTTTTGATCCAAATCAACGTTTTGTTCTTGATAATAGTGGAATTGACCTTTCTACAATCAGAGTTATAGTAAAACCATCAGAATCTTCGACTGTAACTCGTAAATATACTAAAGCTGATAGTTTATTTGAGATAAATGGTAATTCACCTGTGTATTTTTGTCAAGAAGTGGAAGGTGAAAGGTATGAATTGATATTTGGTGATGGAATTTTCGGTAGAAAGTTGGAAGCACCTAGTTTTATTGAGGTTTCGTATCTAGTAACCAATGGTGAAGTTGGAAATGGCATTCAAAACTTCAATTTTAGTGGAAAATTAACATCTACACGAGATAATACAACTATTAGTAGTGGAATTTCTTTAATTACTACACTTGTTAGTAGTTCTTTAGGTCAAAATATCGAATCTATAGAGTCAATTAAGAAATATGCTCCTCGAATCTATGCATCTCAGAAAAGAGCTGTAACAACTGCTGATTTTGAAGCAATTATTCCAACATTGTATGCTGAAACTGAGTCAGTTTCTGCATTTGGGGGAGAAACTTTAACTCCACCTCAATATGGTAAGACTTTTGTAAGTATTAAACCTACAAGTGGTCCTTATTTGTCAGATCAGATCAAAAATAATATAAAAAGACAACTTAAAAATTATACTATTTCAGGAATTGACGTAGAAATCACAGATTTAAAGTTTTTATACATTGAATTAGACATAACTGCTTATTATAACTCCAATTTAATTGGATCAGCTGATGATCTCATCAGTCTCATCTCTGCGAATCTTGCAAAATACGCTAAATCTGCAGAAATGAATCAATTTGGTGGTAGATTTAAGTATAGTCAACTAATTTGCATGGTTGATAGGAGTAGCGATGCTATAACTTCTAATATTACGACCATTGTTATAAGAAGAGATCTGAGAGCAGCGTTAAATAGTTTTGCGGAATATGAAATTTGTTTTGGAAATGGTATTTTTGCCAAAAATTGTGAAGGGTTTAACATTAAGTCATCTGGATTTAATGTAGATGGAATTTCTGGTGTTGTATATCTCACTGATAAACCAGATACTGGATCTAAAGATAATGGGCAAATGATGTTGATACAATTAGAAGCCTCTAATCAAGCGAGAATTGTAAAAGAAGGAATTGGAACAGTTGATTACAAACATGGTGAAATTAAGCTTTCTCCAATCAATATAACTAATACAGTTCTTAACAAAGGATTCCCAGTTGTTGAAGTATCTGCCATTCCTCGCTCTAATGATGTATTAGGGCTTCATGATTTGTATATTCAACTACCAATGGAAAATGTGAATATTAATGCTATATCGGATTCTGGTGATTTAACTACATCTGCTCCTAGTTATGCAAATGGTAGTTTAGTTAGAGGACAAAAAGTAGTTCCAGGATCTACAACTTGTGATATTCCTGATGACACTATATTTACTGCCACTAATGGTACGACTGATACGACATCTACACCTATGACCACTACAACCACCTCTACTCCCTCTACATCATCAGC